CAAGCTAACATAGGTAAACCTATTGAGACAGAAGCATCGCTTAGATCTAGCATAACTAGAACATCAGTCGCGCTTCCGAAACGAGCTGCCTCCTGATTGATCTGCGGTTGGGAAGTAATATCGAGTCCGAAGAAGGACACGAGTCTTTCCTCCAACAGTCGGCCGAGCCCAAGCTGATAAAACATATTCAGCGAAGGTTCAATGGCAATCAATCGAGATTTAGTGTCGTCTTTCGGGACGAAGCTGAACCTACTACCTGTCACGAGCTCGGGATCGCCGTAAAGGACTTGGCGGATAGACTCCGCCGCGGCCCATGTGGCTCTCCCGTCGCCCGAGGTCGCGTTACTATATGCGACTGCAAGTGCCTCTGACGTACAAGTAAGAGGCGAGTCGAAAAACTTCGTATAGAAGTCCTCTCCTCGCCCCCCGACACTAACTCCCGGTCCACAGCGCCCTCTATCAAAGAGGTCGTTGATGTGGAAAAGGAGGTTTTGCCCTTGCGGATAGAAGAACTTATAAAGGGTGTATTTGAACTCACCCAGTAGCTCCTCGTCAAGACTCGTAAGTGGATTAAAAACCCAGGTTCCACATTTCTCATTCGATTTGTGGAACTTTTCAACAGCTACAGCATTCTGCGCATCAGACGTTCTGTCCGAAGCAAGATGCTTCTTTAGGACAGAAGCCATCAGCGCATGGGCTGCAGCTGTCTTAGGGTCGTTATCCGGCCCCCAAGGGGTTCCGACTTTCCAGTCGGTCCCAAGGTAAGGCCCGAGGTCTAACAAGAGGTCCGAAAAGAGCTGATCCGACATTGCCATGGTCAGTTCCTTAACGTCAACGTTGCGTTTGGCACTACGCTAACCAGGCTCTGATGAGTCCTGACATCCAGGCTATTACAGCCAAGATGGTCTCATGATCGAAGTAGATCACGAGAGTTCCGGTGAAGAGCGCTATCACTAGCGCTCCTCTTCTTCGTTGTTTACGGCGGCCCTTTTTAGAGGACGCCGGTAACAATCGAATCACCGAACTCATTGCTCTGCTCCCAAAGAGCACCAATGAGTAGCGAAAGGCCGGCCCGAATACTCTCCGGATCCGCAGTGTCGGCACCTGCCGGCACTGAGATTTCCAGCTTAGCAAGCATAACCTGCTTCGGCTGGCCGGCTAGG